CTTGTAATTTCCCTTGAGATGTCAGAAACAGAAGTTCGTAATCGTGTATTTACTATTATGGGTGAAGGTCTTTGGTCTCATCGCAAGTTAAGTAATGGAGATGTAGAGTTAGATACTCTTAAGGCTTGGCATGCAAAGCACTTACAGGGCAAGCCAGAGTTTCATATTATTTCTAATGATCAAGGTGGAGAAATTAATCCTTCTGTTCTTCGTGGAAAGATTGATCAGTACAAACCAGACTTTGTAATCGTTGACTACCTTCAGTTGATGGCTCCAAATCAGAAGTCAGATAATGAAACGGTACGAATGAAGAACCTTTCACGAGAACTTAAACTAATGGCTATTGGTGAAGAAGTTCCCATTATCGCTATCTCTTCTGCTACACCAGATGATGTAAATGATCTAAGTGGGGTTCCCACTTTGGGTCAAACTGCTTGGTCAAGACAGATTGCCTATGATGCTGACTGGGTTATTGCTTTAGGTAGAGCATCCAATAGTGATATAATTGAATGTGCTTTTAGAAAGAACCGTAATGGATTTATGGGAGATTTCTTAGTGCAGGTTGATTTTGACAAAGGATACTACAGATACAAAGATTATGAGGACAAATAGTATGAACCAAACACCTAAATTTGATACAGACTTTATAACTATTTATGAAAATAAAATAGATGCAGACCATATAATTAATTTGATTAATTTGGTTAGCGAAGGATCTCATAAATTAGAAAAGGTTGAAAGAAGACCTCACCTAACTATGGAACTTCCTGCAGTAACTCATGAAAAAGACAATCATGCTGCAATGGAATTAAGATCAATTTTCTATAATATTCTGGATGATTCATTAATAGATTTTTTAAAAAGAAAAAATATCAACAAGGTAAAGCAAGCAATGTTGATAGATGGAAATGCTATAGGAGATAACTTCATAATTGTTTCTAAAATGTCAGTTGATACACCAGAAATGGGAGTGCATCAAGACATAGACGATGACCACCCGCTAAGTGATAGTTTTATAGTAATGGTATACATTAACGATAATTTTGATAATGGGGAAATCTATTTTCCAGAAAGAAATTTTGTCTATAAGCCCAGAAGCGGAGACATTGTTTACTATAAAAGACAATTAAAACATGGGGTAAATGCAGTAACCAGGGGCGAAAGGTATACTATTGGCACATCTTTTGCTGGTCCAATTGAGTAGGCTTAAAATATAAAGATAGGTAGGTATAATATGGTATGTCGCAAAACAAGGAAAATATTCCTCCTACCTTCTATCACCATAGGCCTATCAAAAAGTTCTATCTTGATGGGATTATTCACGATGAATCAGCGCTTGGTAGGCTTAAGGCAGAGTATGTCAGATTGATTGAATCTGAGATGCGACTTTCAGGATATGTGCCAAGGCTTGACATAACTCCAGATTTTACGCTAGACTATAACCACAAGAAAAAATATTTTGAATTTCAACTAACAGTACACGGAACATATACGGGGAGAAAACAAAGCGAATGGATAGCAGGAATAGACGGAAGCACGGCAATCTATACACAAAAGAGCAAATCAAAAGAGTTCTCACAGGAACAGGTGTAACGATTGAGTCTGAGGTTGACTCAGACTATATTATTTTCTGTCCGTACCACAACAACAACAGAACCCCAGCAGGAGAAATAGATAAGAATAGCGGAACCTTTTTTTGTTTTGCTTGTCACCACGTAACTGGATTTATTGAATTCGTTATGCATATGTCTAATAGAACATACTTTGAGGCTGCAAGATTTATTAAAAGTAAAGAGACAGAGACAAGTATTGAAACAGATATTGATAAGGCTTTATATAAAAAGCCAGAGTTTACAATGTTTGATGAGTTAGTTCTTAAGCGTTTACATAACAACCTTATCGAATCAGAAAGAGCAAAAAATTATTTTAACTATAGAAAAATCAACAAAGATTCAGCATCAAAGTTTTCTTTAGGCTATTCAGAAAAGCAAGACATGGTAACTGTCCCAGTCCATAGTCCAGATGGTTTGCCTATTGGTTTTGTTGGAAGATCTATTGAGGGTAAAGAGTTTAAAAATACTCCAGGCTTACCAAAATCTAAAACCTTATTTAATTTGCACAGAGTTAAAAGTTCAGGAACAGTGTATGTTGTGGAGTCATCTTTTGATGCAATCAGGCTTGATCAGGTAGGACTTCCTGCTGTGGCTACACTTGGATCAAATGTTTCTAACATACAAATAGAGTTGCTTCAAAAGTACTTTAATGATATAATTGTTATTGCGGACAACGATGAAGCAGGTGGAAATATGAAAACTAAGATAGTTGAAAAACTTGGTTCTCGTGTATCCGTAATTAAACTAAATAAAGAATATAAAGATATAGGTGACATGGACGATAAGTCAATTAAAGAACTGGACTTCCAGTTTGACAAATCAATACAGTCTATGCTAAACTAACATAACACAGAAAAGAGAAAACACATGGCAATACTAAGAGGAATCAAAGAAATGGGTCCAGTACTAGATGGCCCAAAGGGTGGCGACGGCCCAAAGGTTAAGTGGCTAAAACTTGCTGATGGACAATCAGTAAAGATTAGATTCTTAGAAGAACTAGATGAGGATTCAGCAAACTATAGTCCTGATCGTGGTCTAGCAATCGTTGTATCAGAACACACAAACCCAAAGGACTACAAGCGTAAGGCTGTAGACACAATGGATACAGAAGGTCGTGACTGGGCAGAAGAGATGCACCGTAAGGATCCAAAGGCTGGCTGGAGAGCACGTCTTCGTTTCTATTGCAACGTAGTTGTAGACGACGGCATTGAAGCACCATATGTTGCAATCTGGTCAATGGGTATCAGCAAGCAATCATCATTCAATACAATTCGTGAGTATGCTCTTGAAACAGGAAGCATCTCAAATGTACAGTGGAAGTTAAAGCGTAATGGCCAGGGAACTGAAACCAATTACACATTGATTCCATCTGCACCAGACAAGGAGCCATTCAACTGGGGAGATATTAAGCCTTACCCACTAGAGTCTGCACTACGCAAGGTTCCATACGCAGAACAAGAAGCGTTCTACTTGGGCTTTGATGGCCCATCTGCCACTTCAGCAACAAACGCTGATTGGTAATATGAACTACGTCGGCTTACATGTCCATACCCATTTTAGTTTGTTTGATGGGATTGCTACTCCAGAAGAATACGTTGACCGTGCAGTTGAGTTAGGGATGCCAGCAATTGCCATCACTGACCACGGTACTTTATCTGGGCATAGGGAACTGCACCGTATTGCAAAAGCAAAGGGCATTAAGCCAATTCTAGGTCTAGAAGGATATATGTGTGCAGACATATCTGATACACGAGATAAGTCTGAAAGAGAAGGTCAACAAGATCTTGTCTACAATCACATTATCCTTCTAGCCAAGAATCAAATTGGTTTGGAAAACCTAAACAAGATTAGCGAACTATCTTGGACAGATGGTTTCTTTAAGAAGCCACGATTTGATTTTGAAATATTAGAAAAATATAAAGAAGGAATTATTGTTTCTTCTGCTTGTCCAAGTAGCGTTTTAGTTAAAGCACTTGAAGAAGAAGAGTTTGCTCTTGCCAAGAAGTACCTGTCTTGGTTTAAGGAACGCTTTGGCGAAGATTATTATGTTGAGGTTATGCCTCACAATGAAGCACATATCAATAAGTATCTTATAGAACTTGCAGATGAGTTTGGGATTAAGGTTATTGTTACACCAGACTGTCACCATGTTGACCCATCACAAAAAGAAGTTCAAGAGTTTAAATTACTTATGAACACACATGGTAAAGTTATAAAAGATACCACATATGAAAAGTCAAAGAAGAAAACAGATATGATGGAACGCCTTGACTATCTTTATGGCGAAGACCGTCAGATTACATTTAACAAGTTTGATATTCACCTGCTCTCATATGAAGAGATTAAAGCAGCGATGGAATCGCAGGGTATTGATAGACCTGACATATACTCAAACACACTCCTATTAGCAGAGACAGTAGGAGACTATGGCATTCAAGAAGGACTAAACCTGCTACCAGTACAGTACAAGAGTCCTGACAAAGAACTTGCAAAGGTTGCATTAGAAGGTTTAGCAGAGAGAGGTTTGTCAGAAAACCAAGAGTACCTTGATAGACTTGAAGAAGAGTTGCAGATTATTAAAGATAAGAAGTTTGCTCCATACTTCCTTGTTGTAAGTAATATGATTAACTGGGCTAAGAAAGAAGAGATTATGGTTGGTCCAGGTCGTGGATCATCTGCTGGTTCTCTTGTTTGTTATGCACTAAAGATTACAGATATTGATCCTATTGAGCACAATCTTTTGTTCTTCCGTTTTATTAATCCAGATCGTAATGACTTTCCAGATATTGATACAGATATTCAAGATACTCGTCGTGAAGAGGTTAAAGACTATCTTGTTAGACAGTATCGACACGTTGCATCTATTGCCACCTTTCTTGAGTTTACTGGTAAGGGAATCGTTCGAGATGTTGCACGAGTATTAAATATTCCTCTATCAGATGTTAATAAAGTTTTAAAGACCGTAGATTCTTGGGATGATTTCTGCACATCAAAATCAACACGAGAGTTTCGTGAAAAGTATCCAGAAGTAGAAGTCTATGGAGAACAACTCCGTGGTCGTATTCGTGGTACAGGTATTCACGCAGCAGGTGTAGTAACAAGTAAGGAACCAATCTTTAGATACGCACCACTTGAGACAAGATCTTCTACTGGTTCTGATGAAAGAATTCCTGTGGTGGGTGTTGATATGGAAGAAGCAGAGCGCATTGGTTTGATTAAGATTGATGCACTTGGTCTTAAGACTTTATCTGTACTTAAAAATACTATTGATATAATTAAAGAGCGAGACGGTAAAAAGATTGACCTTCTTAAGATCAAAATGGATGATGCAAATGTTTATCAGATGCTTTCTGACGGGTATACAAAGGGTGTGTTCCAGTGTGAAGCAGCACCATATACAAACCTTCTTGTTAAGATGGGCGTTAAGAATCTAAACGAACTTGCAGCATCAAACGCACTTGTCCGTCCAGGTGCAATGAACACTATCGGAAAGGACTATGTTGATCGTAAGCATGGTCGTCAAAATATTTCTTATACACATCAAGTACTAAAAGAATTTACGGAGGACACTTATGGCTGTATTCTTTACCAGGAACAAGTTATGCAAGCATGCGTACACCTTGGCGGTATGTCCATGTCGGAAGCAGATAAAGTTAGAAAGATCATTGGCAAGAAAAAAGATGCTAAAGAATTTGATCAGTTTAAAGAGAAGTTCGTAGAGGGTGCCTCTAAGTTTGTGTCTCCAAACATTGCTCGTGACTTATGGCATGACTTTG